TATATATTGGCTTTTCTTTAATTCAATTTTTTACAATATTTATATAAATAAAATTTTTAGTTTTTACTTAAAATACCACTAAATGTAATTTGTAGATCTATATATGTTTATTTTGACATGTTTATTTTGACAATAGTGGAATTTTATCAATATTGATTAAATTTTCAACTACTCCTTTCATTTTTGATATAGAATTAAACGGAACAACAAATTTTGAAAATTCCGGACGTGACAATTGATTTTCAGGTGTGTGATTATGTGAGCAACGAGCAATCATTTTATATAATTTGAATTCAGGATATCTATCTTCACCATTTGTTTTATATAATAAATTGATTCCTTTATCATCAGAACACCATTCGACTACTAATTTAACAATTGGATTATTATTTTCTAAATATTTTACATTGGATATATCTTCCACCAAATAATCAAAAATGGAACATGCTAATCGACATATATCAAAACTGTAATTTGGATCTATACGTGGTTTTTTATTATTAAAATAAGGCTCTGTATTATATTGTGTTGCAGCGTCACCACCATTTTCAAAACTATCACTACAAAATAAATTACCTTTGTATTTATAGATAGCTCTACCAAAATCAATTATTTTAAACAATCTACCAAATGTTGGAACCTTGTAGTATTGGTTTTTATAACAATAATAAACGTATTTTTTATCAGTGTGATTATACATAACGTTGTTAGTATGTAAATCATTATGTGTAAATGAAAATGTTTTTTGATAAGTTAATAAAATCATTATTATTTGCATAAACGCAGAAAGCCATTCTTCTTCGGATAATTCATTACTAGCGATCAAATCATCAAATGTATTTTCACATGATTCCATGCATATTAATTCTACTGGGAATTCGGGTATTCTTGCTTCTATGTATTCAGAGTCGCTATCATATGATGTATATTCTGTGTCGTTGTCGTTGTCGTTGTCGTTGTCGTTGGTATCAACATTTACTAAATCGTGATTTTCATCATATGTATCATATGTATCATATGCATCGCAAGATTCACATTGATTATCACGATCATCGTTTTCGATTAAATCATGTATTTTAATGCTTAATGATTTTTCAGATGCATGAGATGTATCAGATGTATAGGATGTTCTAGATGAACAAGAAGATGAAGATCGTAAAGATGTATTTGTTTTTTCAAATGGTAAATTTGTCGTATTATTATCTAATGAAATTTCTTGTAACTCTATCTCGCATTCGTCACTTTTGTCACTTTTGTCACCTTTGTCACCACTACTATTATCAGACCCATCATGACAAAATATATCATCCAATTCTTGCATTGTATTATTAATGTCCGCGACATCAAGTATTATATTTTCATTATTATCATTGGATTGATCACAAATAACAATTTTTTTTAAATTTTTAGAAGAATATTGATTATTTGATTCGTAATCATAATTTTCATCATCTACTTCAAACAATACATTTTTATTTTTGTTAAAATAATCCGACTGCATCAAATAATCCAAATCGTCGCAAATATTAAATGTATAGTTTTTTTTTATTCCTAAAAAAGATCCATAATAATCTAAACCATGTATAAAATTTGTATTATGAAGCAATATACTAGACAAATATACAAAAAAACTATCAACATAGGCTGAATTATTGATATTTAATAGTTTCGAATGTACTTTGTTGTTGTTGTTGTTGTTGTTGTTGTTGTTGTTGTTGTTGTTGTTGTTTGGTGTATCAATGATACCGTCTGGTTCAATAGAAGGTAGGTTATATAAATATGTTTGTTCTGATAATTTATTATTGTCCATCATATGATATTTACCTGTCATAAATTTAATAGGATCCAATAATGGGGCAAATTTCATAAATACAACCTTGTCTTTTGATTTTTGATTCACTACATTTTTAATTCTACAATTGTACAAACATTGATTTATATAATTATCTTCGGTTATGTCATCGTCATCGCTTTTTATATCATCACTCTCTTCACCCTCGTCACCCTCGTCACCCTGATCATCATCTTCATCCTCGTCCTCATAAAGCGAATAAACATTACTAATAAACCATTTATTATTAAGATTTATGCTATTGTAATTTTGTAAATTCAATGAAAAAAATCTTGAATAAATAGGAATATAGTTTTGTAATTTAGAAACATTGGCTATTTTTTCTAAACTTTGAAATAGTTCAACATTTTTGCGTTTTTGATAATTAATATTGAATAATTCCTCATTTGGCTCAGTGATGTTGTTATTAGACATATTATTAGGTAAATATAATAAAAAAAACAGTTGATTTTAACTAATATTCTTCTAAACATTGATTCAATTTATTTTTGCGTAACTTCAAAAATATTAATTTTTATCAAGTATATAGACATATCTATATCACATAAATAGACATAATCTTATAATGTCGCTAGAATTGAGAAAATTTGACATGAAAAATATTAGTTTTAAGCCTAATGAAAATAAAGGTCCTGTAGTAGTATTAATAGGTCGTCGTGACACTGGTAAAAGTTTTTTAGTAAAAGATTTGCTATATTATCATCAGGATATTCCAGTAGGTAGTGTCATTTCTGGAACAGAAGAAGGTAATGGTTTCTATGGGAAAATGGTACCAAAATTATTTATTCACAATGAATACAATACTGCAATCATTGAAAATATATTGAAACGTCAAAAAACAATTTTGAAACAAATTAAAAAAGAGATAGAGACATTCAAACGCAGCACAATTGACGCAAGAACATTTGCAATTTTGGATGATTGTTTATATGATAATACATGGGCGAGAGATAAAATGATGCGCCTTCTTTTTATGAATGGTAGACATTGGAAGATCATGTTGATTATTACCATGCAATATCCGCTAGGTATTCCACCTTCTTTGCGAACAAACATAGATTATGTTTTTATTTTGAGAGAACCCTATATAGCAAATAGACGCAGAATTTTCGATAATTATGCTGGTATGTTTCCAACAT